AGGCTGCTCATCTTGCTGCTGAGGCTGCTGCTGATCGTGCTAATAAGGCTGCTGAGGCTGCTACTGAGGCTGCTGATAATGCTGATGCTGCTCGTCGTGCTGCTACTGCTGCTGCTGCTGTTGTCACCGACACCACCCACTCAATCACTGTCACTGACGACAACAACGCCACCACCCCCACAATCGCTGTCACCGACTCCCCCCCCATTGTCGTCAGTGACGAGCAATCATCAGTGGTGCGAATGGGAAGTTCATTCTTCCATCAGAGTTCTACTGGTTCTACAGTAACTGTATCAGAGGTGAGACGAACGTATCAGAAGACAAGAGATATCCGACTGGGATTGAGATGGGGATACAACAAAGAAAACGAGGACTTCTTTATTGATACTAATCATAGTCTTGACAGCCCATTGATAACAGACGATCAAATCATACAGAGTATAAACCCTGTGGATCAGCATCGCAGAGATGTAGCATTGCTGTCTCAATATTCAAAAACAGTCAAAGCATATGGAACATATCATGATAGAAAGTTGAATTTAACAAACTTGCAGCCAACAAATGCGACAATAATTCCAGGAATGTTTGTAAGTAACAATACAATACAAAATAACAATTATGATGAGCCCGTCACAGTTGTAAGTGTCTCGTCACTATCCTCTAACACAGCAACAGTTACTCTCTCTCAAGAAATTAATGTTACTACTAGTGAAGAGTTCACGTTTGAGATATCACCGACAAGTAGCACATACCACAATATGTTGAGAAATACCGGGGACTTGGAAGACACCTATGTTGGTTCTACAACTACTTCCAATGAGATATACAATGTTCATCAAGTCAATGATGCTCATCAAATCCAAAGAATGTTGTTCACGGGACACATGATGAATGTCACAGAACCAAGTCCGATGCCGATAGCGATAGCAGACGCAGACTATCCGCATCACGATACGAGTCTGAGGCCCCGAGTTGTGTCAGAACCGAGTGATGCGTCAAAAAAATTTTATGTAGAGGGCCTCGGATGGCAGACTTCGATTGTGCATGCTCCAACTCGCTTCATGATGCCAGCATTCCCATGCAGGTTCACCGAAATTAATGATTATGATACTTCCATTTATAGCACAACCTTGGTGCCCGTGCAGACATCTGTTTCGCCACTTGTGTCTCGTATTCTTAACCCCACTAGAATAGATGGTTCAGATAAGGACCTGGGGTACTATAAGTTGAATAAAGTTGATGAAGATGGAGCGATTGATGCTACTTTCAATGAAAAAATAGAAAAAGAAGCCGTCTATGACCTATCGTGTTATGTACCAAGAGTTTCCAATACTTGTGGTATTGTAGTGACAATTGGAAACGAAAACTACGTGGTAAAGAAGGCACACTTGATCTCTGTTTTGAGAAACGAGACTGAATACACACTGGATTTAAATTGTGATCGCAATTACAATAAATCTCCGAGAGTTTTGTCGTCCGTAAGTAATCTTCGGAAAGTAAGAGATGCTTTGAAAAGGCAGGGGTATAGAACAGATAAGGAGCACACAGACCTACAAAACAAAATAAACAGCATAGACAAACAAATAGAAAATGCCTTCCACAATTTTTATGAAAAAACTGATAAGGATAACGGTTATTATCAGGTTGATGCTAATGCAAAATACTTTTCTTGGGTGTATGAGTTAGACAGACCCGTGCAACTCCCCACTGGAATTTCTGCCGCAATTCATAACCCATATCGGTCGGGCGATAGCTCGACTCACAACCCTCCTGTTACAAATAGAACATTCAATGGAATTTCTGACGCGGCTGCACTGTTTACCCCCGGAATATACGAGCGCAACACGGGAAGGTGCGCAGTCACTAACATTCAAGAATGTGCACATAGCTTCTCCGTCAGATCCGGAAGTCAAGAATCTGAGAATTCACTTCTAGTTCTACATGGAATTGGGTCATTGGAGCGTCCTGTGAATAGTACACATAGTACTGACATTGGTGACGTGTTTGCTGTGATGGGTTCAGAAAGCGATCTCAAGAAGCCCGAAAAATTGGCATGTGATGCTACGACCTTCCTTAGATCTCCTGAAAACATAGATTCACTTAATTTCCATTTCATGAACTCAAAAAATGGCCAAATGGTAGATATAGGAAACCAAAACGCAACTCTAATTTTTGACATATATTGTTCCAATGAATAAAGGTAATTATGTACGTTATTGAACACCTGTCAATTTAAATATATTATTCAACATATCCTGTACTTCATCAGATGCCATTTCTTTGAAGTTTTTTACAAGTTGTTCAGCAAGATATAAGGACAATATTGTATCAAACCCCGTATTGGTAAAGGAACCAGTGTCAGCAACATCATCGCAAATACCGGTTGACAAAGCGATATGCGAAAAGTTATCGTTTCTTTTCCATTCTGCTGACACAACTGCGAATGAGTCACTACTGCAAAGCTTACTATCCAGCCCTATCGCAATACATCCAAATCCCTGAAAAATAGCAATACCAACTATTGTTGCAAAAGACCAAAATACAATCTTGACGAATGTACCCCTTGGTGCCCCTGTTTTGCCCTGTAAACGATATTCGTTGTTTATCCAGTACATAAGAAACCAAGATCCCATGAAAAGTAGAAATGCAAACCCCCAAGCTACTATTTGAATGTAAGTATTTGCCCTTTCTGTGAATCCAGTTTCTCTTGTTGCAAGGGTTAGTATTAAGGGTTTTAAGGGATGCATTGATTCAGAAGACTGACTCTGAAGCATTTTTTTGACCTCCGTTTTGATTGCAGGAAACACTATGTAAATTAGGGATGACACTTCAAGGAGAGTAAGTACGAATGCGACAATAGCAATACCCAATATTGCTTCCAAAATTACTGTGTTTGTCACTGCCTCTGCCACCTCCTTTTTTACTTCAACATTGCTTGCTACAATGGCAGCATTGGAAGCATTGGAAGCACTGGCAGCACTGGCAACACTGACAGCACTGACAGCACTGACAGCACTGACAGCACTGCCTTTGTCTGAGGGCATGAATGCGCCCACTGGTTGTAGATCTTGTGTAAATATAGGCTGTTCTGATGGCGCCAATTCCTTTGCCATTGTTTAATTAACACTGATATTTTTGTTTGTAGATATAAATGCTTAGTGCTATATTTAACGATAGTTTAGATTTTGCATCTAATTTGTGTATTTGCACTGCGACACTAGCTATGTTCTGTTTGGGACAGGGATTATTCTGGATATCGGTAGGTTCAAAACAATTCGAAAACGTAATAAAAGATAAAGTTCAGATAGCCAAAGTGTTTTTGGAAGATGAATCAAATAGTACACTTAAGGTAGCATTTTGTTCAAAATTAAATTCACAAGTGACAAGCAAAATTAAAGAAAATATAAAAACAACGCAAGAAGAAAACATACAAATGATAAAAAACAAATTTTGGGATTTTTTCTCCATGGCTGTGCTTGTTTTTGTTATTATGTTGTTTATTGTATTGTATCTATTCAATTCAAGAATACGTGCTGCCCCTGATGGTACACGACTATATGCAAAGAGGTGGGGGTTTTTTTTGGCTTTATTTTTGGTATTTTTTTCGTTTTCTACAGAAATATTCATATTCAAATTCATAATTGAGCCTTACATCATCATAGGAGACATGGAAATGTTGTATGAAATTATTTGATTAAAACTGTACGATCGCAAATTTATCAAAAGTGTTCACTGCTGCGTCCACTGCGTCTTTAGCATCTTCCTCGATTTCCTTAAGAGGATAGATAGAAAAGAAAGTTTCAAACAAGTCGTCAGATAAAACGAAATTGTAAGTCAAACTTTCTAACTCTCCAGTGCAGAGGTTTACCACCTGTGTGTATTCTACATTAGTGTTTTGTTGAAGTGAATACGAATACAAAACAGCCTGTAGTCTGTGTATATTGCTTGTACCTGATGGAGAAAACTTCAATTCGAAAAGAGTATGATCAGAAATACTATCGACAGCTCCCATTATTTTTTTGTTACAGAATTTGTTGTTTAGTAACACAACAGGTGTCTGATATTCCAATTTCAGACTTGATGCAAACGTTCTCCATGCGTTTATATGTTCTCCGAGAGATTGCAAGTGGGTTGAGTAATCACGACCCATACGCCAGGCGGCTTGGTTCTCGTATTGCCACCAAAAAAGAGATATTTTGAAAATAACATCAGGTGTAGTTTCTTGTTTTATCATATCATTCAGAATATCCATATCGCACCATATGTTTCTGTTTTCAAAGTGAATACTAATGCGTTCTCCATTTGCTTTCGCTAGGATGAAGTCAAGTACATCGATAACAGAAAATAAAAATCTAGCTCTTTTCATTTTCTTTTGTGTAATGTTTGACTTGTATAACCTCAAGACTTTCTTCTTCAACTTTTCGACATGATAAGTAGTAATAGACATTCTTCTCTCGATAAGATTCAGCTCTTTCATAATGTATTGTGCTTCTTCGGATTCTCCGTGCTTGACCAATATCGTGTTTCCTTGTATGAATGGTTTGAGTGCGTCCTTGTCTGGAAAAGACCCTGAAGAAAAATGATAGATACAACTCTCAGCAAATTTTCCATAAAGAGTACACAAAACATCATAATCAGGAAACTTTCGTGATTGTATGTTCCACAGATTATGTTTGTCTTTTGACTTTATAGAAAATAGATCTTGAACTTGCATGAGTACCGCTGGTTCTATTGAGTTTAGTGATCCCAATTTTATTATTTGTTTATCATCTTCATCTTCTTCTGTTGTGAAGACACCCTTTTTGAATGTGTTTTTTATGACCTTGGGTGGTTTGCCAGTTAGATTCACTAACCTCAATGCTTCATTGCACGTCATGAACATGTCCATGTCTGGACCACAGAACATTGTAAATGTAAACCTTGCTCTGCTTCGTGCAATGTTGTTGAGTTTGGTGTTATGGTAGTGCTGTCTGCGAGTTGGCGTTCTTTTGTTCAATCGATGGTGGTAGCTAAACTGTATGACGTGATCAAATTCTCTTCCGAGTGTGCCTTGAATAGTACTAATAACAAGTTCGGATTCTTCTTTTCTTACGGACGCAAAATCCGAATTAGATTTGTTTTCATCATACCAAATGTTAAATGAAATACCCATTTCATCAAGAATATTTGCCACATCCTGACAACAGATGTGAGTTTTCATTTGAGTATGAGGGTGCCTGCATGCACACAAAATTGCTTTTGATTCATGTTTTGGAAATGATTTCAGAATATCAAACAAATGTTTGAACTGGTCTTCACGAGATCCACAGAAAAGAGTAACTCTTCCAGTTCCCTTCCGTTGACTCTTCATTGGTTTCCTTACACTGAATGGGTGTGCCTCATTACAAAAGTTTACTATTTCTGTAACACTTCTGTAATTGTTTACCAATTCATATTTTGGACCATTGTATTGAATCATAAATTCTTCTGATTCGTCAGCTACTTCAGTTTTGCAGTTTTGGGCCGGATCCCCTATCAAATCAACAGATATACAGGGGCAACAAGTTCTTATCTTTTTGACAAGGTCGATTGCAGTGCTGTCTAGCAATTGACCTTCGTCTATGTACACGTGAGATACATCCTTGAAATGCCTGCAAAATATGTCTGCTGGTATCCTCAATACTCTAACGATTGCTGTTGTAACATCTTTTGATTGGTCAGATAACATATTGTAACATATGGAGTGAACTGTCCTGACTTGATTTCTCGTTTCATTTCCAAACACGTCTTGTAATTTTATTGTCAGATTTTCTTTAGTTGTCAAATAAAAAGTCATAACGAGTTGAGATGATATTTTACATCCATTGAATATAAGCTTTTCGATTCTTCCTTTCAGTGCTGTTGATTTACCAGAACCTGGATTACCAACAACTACATTATTTTTTGTTTCACAATTTATGTATGCCATCTGATCTTCATCATACAACATTTGGCTACTTTGAATTACATTTCTTTAATACGTTACGTATGTTTCAGTGATTGCTTTTAACAATACTTTAACGCATATTATCAACAGAGTTTAGTGTTTGCGTTAAAAAAAAATATATTAATATTATTATAACAATGGACGAGGCACCAATAATCCACGGAAGTATTTCATGCAGTGTTATAAGAGCGGGACCTTGGGACATACAAAATAACGGACATATAATACCATCTTCTAATGCTGCTTTTGATATAGGTAATGCAGAATATAAGGTAAGGCATTTGTTTCTCTCTGATAATAGTATTCAAATAGGTAATACTGTTTTGAGTGAGAACACCCTCAAAAACAACACAAGGTTAGTCTCCCAAGCAATAACATCAAGCACTTCTCCCGGAAACAAAGGTGACATAGCACAAGACAACAATTATGTTTACTTTTGTTTCGTAGATAACAATTGGTGTCGAGTACAGAAGTCCACCTGGTGATTATACCTCCTTCTGGATTACCCCCTTCTGGAACCAGCTCGCGGCCGCACCTGGGGCCTATGGGTAGTGGTGTGCAAGTAAATGAATAATGGTTGGGTGCGTGGTGTAAAAAATGTGTATGTAATAATAAATGAAAAGTTGTATTCCGGATTATAAAAAGGAGGTTATTCCTACTTACCAATCAAATGACAAAAATGCAGTTGTAACAGAAGTATCTAAATTGTTGCTTGATGAGGAAGCAGATTACTTGATAAAAAAAGCAAAAGAAAAGGGACTTCAAAAATCAAAGGTGTTAGGTGAGAACGAGTATTCAAAAGATAGAACATCTTCAACCTCATTTTTGGATAAAGGTCAGGATGATGTAGTTTCTTGTATAGAAAACAGAATAGCTACTGTTGCACAACAACCAGTTTCTAATTTAGAACCACTTCAAGTTACTGTATACTCAAACTCACAAGAATATCACGCACATTACGACTGGTTTCCCCCTGATACATTGGGCGATCAAGGTCAGCGTACAGTGACTGTGTTTAGCTATTTAAATACTGTAGACTCGGGGTGTGGTGGTGCAACCTCATTCCCAGAGTTAAAGAATAAGAATGGAGAGCCACTTAAAGTGTTTCCCAAAAAGGGTAATGCTGTAATGTGGTCTAACACATTAACAACAGGGGAACCAAACAAGGCTACACTACATGGCGGAGAAGCTGTGACATGCGCAGCAACAAAAAAATACGGCCTGAACGCCTGGTTCAGAGAGAAGCAGTGGAGGTAGACGGCGGGTGCTTCTGCAGCACTGCTTGCACCCACTGGACAAGCGAGGTGCACCGGTTGGTCGGCTCGTCAGGAAGCGTCAGGCGCCTGGTCGCCTGAGGTCGGTTGTCGTACATGACGGACTTCAAATCCTTACATCTGCTGACGAGGTCGCGCGCCTGTGCTTTCCCATAGCCAGCACCAATCAGCTCCTGAAGGCACTGAGCGCTGATGTTGGTGACAATCTTCTGGGTGTATTGCACGCGTGCAAGTGATGATGATTGCGGAGACTTGTTGGACGGTTGATAGGACGGTTGAGCGCGAGCTTTCTTCTTGAGCTTCCTGCCGACGACAGCGCGGTGACCCTTGAATGGCCCTGCCAGATAGATCCAGGCTTCGAGGGGTATCTTGGCCGGCTTGAATCTGTTGCTCCGCTTCTTTGCGCGCCACTTTGCCATAAACGAGTCGGGGCCCGAGTCATACGCGGCAGAGTACTTCCCCGCCAGTTCGGCAGAGATGTACCACTCGACAACACTCATGCTGCTGGCTGTGCACGCTCGGGTTTGAGGGGGTACACATGTGTGACCACGGGGGACCATTCACGGACCCAGCTGATAGCCCATGGAGGTACAGGCACCAACCGAAGACAACTTACGTGGAGAAGAAGCTGTCCGTCTCGGGCGCGAATGGCCGACCGAGCATGACGACACGACTCACCTGAAGCGCGGCTACTACCGCCGGGACAACGGCACTTTGGGGAAAGTTGTCGACGGTGTCAAGCTCACCGAGTCTGAGGACGATTACTCCTCGTCTCATTCTGCAAAGCGAGCCAAGATGGGCTTCTGTGCGTCAGAGTCCGATCCATCAGATGTCGGGAGCCCCAAAGTGGAGGCATCTAAGGATGACAAGTACGGCAAGAACGCTGGTGCCCAGGAGAAGGACGATGACGAAGAAAAGTTCGACAATGTCGAGGGAGATGGCGAGGACGCGGACGAGGAGGACGAGGAGGACGAGGAGGACGAGGTGGACGAGGAGGACGAGGAGGACGAGGAGGACGAGGTGGACGAGGAGGAGTCCCCGGATCCGTTCCCTTTCCGGGACGTTTGCCGTCAGACTGTTGGCATCGATGATGACGGCAACGAGGAAGAGTGCGGTGGCGAGACGAACGGGTGTTCGCAGATGTGCCACTCTTGCAAGCAGACCATGAAGCGCGGGTGGTTCACGTATGGCATGATGCGCTAAATCCTTGCGAGAGAAGTGCTGGGAGCGGGAACGCCCTGGACAACCACTAGTCTGTGAGCATCAAGAATAAAAGATTGAAGGGAAAAATACATGGAGTAATACAACACAAAACATATCCAATGTCTGATGTTTCCTCGCTAGTAAAGACCATGGCACTTTCGCATTTATCATCATTCGACCGTTCGTCTGCTTCGTACATGTTTATATAATTATATCTTTCTGTATAATAGAAAACTCATGAATGAAGTGGATATTGTTACTGATTCACATGCTTCAACTGTGAGCATTGAAGATGCAAGCACTGAAAGCGTGACACAATCAAATTATTCGCGCAAAAAATCATACATGCGTACGTTTAGAAGTGCGCCTCCAGTAAACAAAAGCTCAAGACATTCCGTTGGAGCTACAATGTTTAATGCTTTACTTATATTTTTAGGAATACGAGTTCCTCACCAGAAATTTTATGATGTTCAGGATCGTTTTGTAACTAAATTTAAAAGTATTATTTCTAGTCCCTTTAGAATATACTCTGTTGCAGTATTTGGGTGCTTATGTGTTTTACCTGTAAAACTTTTTACTGATATTACCCATACCTACAGTGATGAATTATTACTGCATTTCATATCAGAATTACTTCTTCCAATACAATATATTTTAGCAATATTTTATTATGGATCTAGTCATGTACAGTTGTATTATGATGTTGTTAAACCAGTGAGAATAAAGAAACGTAAATCCACATCATTGACAAACATAAGGGACATATTTGTTGATATAAGAGTTGAAAACAGAAATATAGATTTCAAAATATTGATAAAGCAGCCATGTAGAATAACTATAAAGGTTGTATCATGGGTAATAGTGTTGACGGTGTTGTTATCATTTGTAGGCTCTGTAGTGACAGCATCAATCGAAAAGTATCAACAGTATCAACAGTATTATGCTTTTTTTATATTGAGTAGACTGTACGGAAGAGGTACGATTGTGACAAATGTGTCATCTTTTGCATTCGTATTTTACAAACATGTCAAAGTCTTGCACATATACGCAAAAATTCTGGAGATGAGAGATTGGTCTACCCAAAAATACGATAAAATTTCAGTGATGTTGATAAATCTTACAAGATTAAGAGAATCTCTAAAAATATCTACAGATGCCCTAAAAAATATATACAGCACAGGTACTATAGCAGGAGCCGTATTAGCAGGGATTTTAGTGCATGGCACTTCTGTTAGTGAATCGGCTAGATGGGGGTATGACAGTTTCATAATAATTACAAGTTTTTTTACACTTCAAGCAATTACATTTGGAATAATTGCAAAACTCTCACTAGCAAAAGAGATGATAGAAGATGTCACAAAAAACTCTGAATTTGCATTGAAGTTTTTGTCACGGAAAAGTAACGCAGATTATTCTCAAATAACAATTGAAAATGCATCAACATTAGACTACTGCTTGATAGTAGATATACTCTCCAGTGAATGGTTTGATTTTAGTGTGATGGGAATACCCATTCACACTATTTCATTTATTAAACAGTTTGTGTCTTTATGTTCAATTGCAATAATTTTTATAAACACTGGTTCCATCACAATACTTAACGAATGTTGATTTTTCTATACTTCTATCTTTTACAAATTTGGTTATAACATCATTTAGTTCTCTAGAAAACGTTTCATCTGATTCATCACGTTCTATTATTTCAATATGTATCACATTACAAGGAAAAAACCAATTATCAATATTTCTTAAATCATTTAATGTATCTACAGTCACATATACCGGTTTGCTTGGTGGTGGAACAGCTTTTTGTCCTATGTGATATCCGATAGATGCAAAAATTATAAAAGAAAAGAGAATGAATTCTCTCATTTTTATTTGTATACATTTAAAGACATAAAACGATAATAATACATAGATACATACACATGAACCGTCACAAAAACAAAACTCGAGAGATTGAATTAGAAAAAAAATAACCATTTTAAAGAAAAAAATGAATGAACAAAGCAAACAATGTCAGACTACAGTTTTATGAGATCTGGAACCTTGAATCAACTGGGTAGAGAAATAGACGTCAATATGATGCACAACCTGGTAGCACTTGTGAAAACTTTGATGGAAGATGCTGTGAAAAGTGCAGAAAAATTCGTCACAGCTTGTGGAAGGAAGCAAATACAAGACAAAGATATAGCTATGGCGCTGAAATACGAAACCCATGAGTTCTTACTTCAGGGAGATTCCTTAGAATCCAAATTTGCTGTGAATTTGGAAGAACAAAAAAACCACGCAACCACGAAACTGATGAAGAGTCACGAAACTGATGAAGAGTCTGAAGAGTCTGAAGAGGAAGAATCTGAAGGCGAAGAAGACGAAGAAGACGAAGAAGACGAAGAAGACGAAGAAGATAGCGAGGACAAAGAAGAAGAATATTCTACAGAGTTCAAATCAGACAACGTAGAACTGATTGAAATTCATAGGAAATTCTTGAAATATCACGAGGAATGGGACGAGTGGGAACCTACAGATCCTGTATCAATTTTTATGAAATCAAGTGTTAACAAAACCTCTTCACAGTGTGGTGTATTTAGCTAAGTTCACAGATGACGTGGCCTTGGTGACCACACCCGATGCTGATAGCGTGACTCCTTCCACCGACGTGAGTCCAATGGAAGTAGTGACCAGAGTATACGCAGATTGTATCGCCCCGTTTGATGTTGCCGGTCGAAAAACAGACCAAGACCGCCTTTGCTTCGATCCTCAGTCACCTCCCTCACGACCACGCGGCATGGAAAGTCCTCGGGCCCACCCCCCCCCCCTCAGGAACGGACGGGCGGGCGTGGGGTACACATGCGTTCCCTTGTGGTGCTGTCACAAACAAGACCGTCCCTCCACGCGCAATGTCGAACGTGCTTGACCTTGACATTGACGAGTACTCGCCCGACACGCGCCCGGTCCTCTACGATCCGGACTTCGCCAAGGCGCAAGTCATGAAGATGAATGCTCACCAGCACACGCAAGCCACTGTGCAGGCGCGCGAGGTGCTGGCAGCATCATCGCTGCTCCCTTCGGCGTTGCCACAGAAGTACCCGCCGCCGGAGTGGAAGGGCTGCAAGCAAAGCTTCTACTGTGTCCGCAACTGCGGATCGGACGGCAACCATCTCAAGGAGGACGGCTCCCCTGGTGGCCGCGGGCAATGCCGCCTGCGCCCCCCTCCGGATTGGTACTGCGTGCCGGTGGGGCAGCCAAGCTTCGACGATGCAAAGCGCGTCAAGAAGCGCAAGCGCGAGGGGTCGCCCTCTTACGCGCACAAGGACCAGTACTGGGGCGATACATCCCACGCCCAGCAGGCAGCCCAGCAGGCGGCGACCCAGGAGGCCCAGGCGGCCCAGCAGGCTGCGGCCCAGCAGGCCCAGCAGGCTGCGGCCCAGCAGGCCCAGCAGGCCCAGCAGGCTGCGGCCCAGCAGGCCCAGCAGGCCCAGCAGGCTGCGACCCAACCCTCGGAGATGGAGACCCTCCGCACCGCCATCCAGCGCCTACAGGAGGAGAACGCCCGACTCTCGCAGGAGGTCAACAACCTGAAGGAGTGGAAGGCGCGTATGTTTGCTGCCTTCATGCCGTCCCCTCCCTAGTCGCCCGGCCGCTTGGAGGACCGCAAGGGCGCGCTTGAGAGACTGGGTGTATGGGGGTATGGACTGACATGTGTTGAGATCCGCCGGCACGGATTGGACTTGTGTGATATTCTGCGTTTGCGTTGTAATGTGATGAGTTCTAAAATTCTAAAGAGGCAGATCTGGTTTGACGGGTTTGACGGAGTGTATTGGGAATTACCTTATTGAGTTGTTTTTCAATCTGCTTAGTTTCTTTTGCGAATTCCCTTTGTTTGTTCAACCTTCTAGCAATCAAAAGGCGTTCAATGTCCTTGTGAAGATGATGTCTAAGTGCTTTTATTAATTCTTGTTGACTTTGATATCTTTCCTTGATAGTTTGTATCGCAAAGAGACACTTTGATGTTATTTTTTTATTACCTAAAGAAATAGGACCACAAACTTTCATTGCTTGAATGGGTGCCGTTTTTTCAAGATTTTCTCTTCTCTTTACGTTCATTCTTTGACCTCTTGGTGGTTTCTTTTCCATTTATCGTATTACTTACAATTTTTTTATAAGTATAATATATCAATGGTTCATCATACAGAGTGGGATAGAAGAAAAGACCAACAAGGTGGATTCATGCAGAAAGATCATGATGAAATGGAGGAAATAATCAAAGAAATGGCACCCGGAGGTAAGCATTACCATGCATTCAAAGACGGTAGCTTAAAGAGTGATTCTCAGATTCTACACGAGGGTGCATCAGAAAGGAAGTGGTACAAATCTTCTGATTCCTTTATGTTGAGTGTAATTAAAGTATTTATGTCTATTCTTGTTGTATTCATTGCTATAAAGTTCTTTATGATGGCAACCAAGCCAATGAGGGTTAAACGTTCCTCTCGATCCAAGTCTAGATCTAGATCGCGTTAATTTTCTTCAATTCACATCCATCCACACCTCGCCCTCCAGCACCACTGCCTCATTGGCCTCCCCATACCGAAACTCGTAACCGCCCGTCTTCTTACGCCCCCCACTTGGATACTACTTCCAAGATATCCAGATTTATTTGAGGAACGTTTCTAATTTAACTTTAAAAGTATCAGGAAATAAAAGAAAAATGTTAGAAAAGGCATTTGTTTTCAGTTCTTTACCCTTTGTGTATCTTTTACCTATTTCACACAAATCAATAAACAAGCATAAAAATACTGCAATCAAAATTCACATATTGTTAGTATTGACATTTGTTTTTGTATATTTTGCAGTACGAAATATATGGGGAGTCAATTACAAAGATTTACCTAAGCAAATACAATCTAAATTATCTAAAGAGTTTATTTTTAAAGGGTGTAAGCTGCTTTATCACGAACCAATTCGAAAGAAGAAAAGAAGAATACTCTTGTTTCCAGGGCTTGGAATAAGTGTTAGGAGAATGCTACAGGAACCTTGTATGGAAGTTTTCCTGGAGGATTCAGAAATATTGTGTTTTCAATTAAGAGGCTTGGGTGAAAGCGATTGGAATGTTGACTTATGCTCAAAATCAATGCTTGATGATTCAATAAACATTATGTCAGTATTTCAATCAATGACAGACAATTCAATAGACACTATTTTCATGGGATATTCTTTGGGATGTTTTGTATCAATGCAATCGTTAAGTTACGTGACGCCACTTGGTATGAAATGTGATAATGTAATATTGGTCAATGGAATGTGCAGTGGTACTAAAATGGTTTCTCATTTCAAGCTCTTTGCAACACTTCTTGGTGTCAATAACAAACCACATTTGAAGAATTCTTCCGTGCCTATAACAATTATTCATGCAAAAGATGACATAACCATACAATTATCAGAAGCCCTTGAAATGAAACAAGAATGTGATTCAATAGGAAGATCATGTACTTTGTTGACATGTGATGGAAATCATGGTAATTACACAATTTCAAACAAAATTAAATCGTATTTGAGACACCTTTAGGTAGTATTTCTAAAAAAAAAACAATTTGCATTATATAACATGACAAGAGCTATTTCATCAATAACGAGATCTACAATACGATTAAGAGCATCCATAAGAGGTTTAGAGGGACTTATAATATCCATACCAAGAGGCATTGAAGACAATATAGATGATGATACTTCAGATTTTACGTATATTGAAACAGAAGCCACTGATGAATCAGAAGAAAATTCATCAGAACGTGTTAGGAATATAGATTTTGAAAAATTGAACAAGTTTATTGTTAACAAATCAAATAAACCGTGCGACGATTGTCCCATCTGTCTAGATGAATTCAAATGTCGCCAACATTGTAGAAGATTTGGCTGTTCACACGTGTTTCATAAAAAATGTATAGACAAATGGCTTACAAAGAATACTCAATGTCCTGTATGTCGTGCTTGTGTGCAACCATTACAACCTAGCACTAAAAACATACGTATATTACGGTCGCGTCATGTTCGTGAGTGATTTAAGGAGCGGACCTAGCTTTGGGCCTGGCTATGGACCTGCTTGTGGGGGTTGTGGACTTGGCTTTGGGTTTGGGCTTAGCTTTAGTAGCCTTTTGTTTGGCATTTTGTTTAGACTTTTGTTTAGCCTTTTGTTTAGCCTTTTGTTTAGCCTTTTGTTTAGCCTTTGTAGCTACTCTTTTTTCCTGGCGAGCCGCTTCGTATACAACAAGCCCCGGGCTTGCAGTCAAACTCATTCCAAGTCTCTGCATTTCTCTTATTCTTTGTGCCTGGGTTGGTTTTCTTGGTTTTCTTTCTTTAGGCTTCTTTTCTTTCGGCACATTTTCTGGAGCTATCAGGTAATTAATATAGTTCGCCAGAAGGGTTGCTTGCTTGAAAAACATGGTGTTCCCCTTTCTAGACGTTACTGACAATGGTTCTTTGGCTGTCGTGTTAGTTACATTCGGTAGCCGCTTCAATTTTCTATCAGTAGCATCATTTCTCTTCCATTTCTTGTCATTATCGAGATAGAGATGCGTAACCTTGCCCTTCGATGCTCCCTTTTTCAACTTTACCCATCTATCGCGCTTCTTCTTGAGTAGAAGAAGGTTGCGAGTTTCTTTATCGAGATCAACCTGAGCATCAGCCAGTATTTTTGTAAGCTGATCCACTCTCGTAGGGTCTTTCTCCATTTCCAGCTGGAACTTTCTTTGGTTGATTTGCTTTTTTACAGCATTGACCATACTTCTGACCTGGGATATCAGTGGAGTGTATTTATTTACTTCTTTTTGTAACTTTCTGTCACGAATCTTATCTATAACGGATGGATTTATAGCAACATGTCTAGATTTTCCCAACAACATGAATTTTGATGCACAAGATGAAACGTTAAGCAACCCCTCATGTAAATAATCATCAGCTGCATACTGATACACTTCTCTCATCTTTCTGTCCGAACTGAACAAAGTCTGCAAATTACCCTGAATGTTCATAGACGTTTTGAAAATTGTGTAAAGTTTCTTTATATTTTCAGAATTGCAATACTCATTAGTTTTTCTACCGTGCCTAACATTAAAACCAATAAAATGGTTGTACAGAATCTCAAAATACTCACACGGTTCATTTGGCATTTTCTCTTTCTTCTGTATGAACTGTCTTGTAGATTCCATTTTGAAAACAAGCTCCTTGTACATGTATTTTAGAAGAAAATTGTCTTCTTTGTTTATGCTTTCATTTATGAAATTCAAAGAAGAGAACTTTAATTTTCTTGTAAACTCCTCTGATCTTCTATTATTTCTCCTCTGTATACGATCCTGAACAACAGCGTGTGAAGAATTTAAATCTTTCACTATTTGCTTGAAACTTGACGACATCCTGTCAATGTAACTCTTGTTCTTCTGGTTGAACACGTCTTCCAGTATTGCTTCTTTCTGTCCCTTTGTCACTGCTCGCATTCCTCCTACGTCACTAATAATGTCACCAGCCTCTAGCGGAAGAATCGAAAGAGGGTTGTTTTCTATAGTCTTCTTCAGTGCATTCTGAGATATCACCTGTGCTCCACCACCCGGCATATATACAACCACAGCGTTGTCAAGTTTTCCCTTGTGTTTCACTGGTACTATCGCTCCGGCTCCCTTCTGAATCAAAGCCAGTGTGGTAGTGTTGGTAGCCTTTGATTTATCACCATTGGTTATCAAGAGTTTGTTGTCGAAATCAGATGATTCGAGTACCGTTTCTTTTTCTTTAGTTGTCAGTAATTCGAATGCTACAGTGGGATTCTCCATCATATTTTTGATTCGTTTTCGCATTCCTTCTTCAGATATATCCTTACCGAGTTCCTTCTTATTCTTTTCTTTCACCAATGTCATTTTGGCTTGTTTCAATTCTTTTTGAGCTAGCTTGAGTTTCTCTTGCCCTCTTGGTATCAAGGGTGTGGCGCCCGTATTACTCTCATTAAGTTTTTTTCTCATATTTTTCACTTTACTCGAAATATTCTGGACGTTTTTCTCGAGTTCTTCTACTGTTTTAGTTTTAGGTTTTGCTTTCTTTTTATCAGCAAGAAGCTTCTTGATTCTTGCTGCTTCTGAAGCCAAATCTACTATCACTTTATCGAAGTTTACATTTATCTCAGAGGCTTTCTTTGCCTTGGGAAGTTCGTAGTTCCACATGCGTTTCACTAACGAATTTATACCACCACAGTATCTCATACCGTTTCTTTTACAGTAATTATCACAGTCTGCCATGAGGAGTCTGCACCTGTCATCTTCTGATTCACACCCTGCTGCAGTTTTGTTACGAGCACAATACTCATTGTATTTAGGATACGTACCTACACACTTGTTTGTCATAGGGCAGTTCTGCTCTTTCTTGATGTTATTCAAATCATCCATATCTTTATTTTTTAAATTGTCAATAAAACCAAAATTTCTCAATCGGTTCTCCCAAAAGTCCTTACCAAGTGCCGTGTTAGCAATAGTATCATCACTTTCCATACAATCTTTCTCAGTGAATTCTGAAGGAGTCATACAGTAACCATGCTTGTACGCACTTGTCAGCATGTGAGCCGCATGTCCCTTTGGATTGTCATCAAGCGTCTTACCGTCTCTTATCTTCTTGGGAGGTGGTTGCAAGACAGTCCTTGTTCTACCTCTACCTCCCTTGAACTTTTCCTCTCTCTTTTCGTACCCCATGATATCCTCATATATGTTGAATGTCGTTATTTCATAAGCAGGTCCTGTTATACCCTCCTTGTTCTTCAAACCATATACCCCCTTTTCCGTTTCAATGTCGCGTCTCTTATCCAGTTTTTGTACACCATATTTCTTTGTCCATTCATCAGAAAGTTTGCTAACAGTTCGAAACTGAGGACCACTCAAATACATAATCTGCGAAAGAAAAGATTTAGGATCGTCACCGGTGTATACGTTTTTCGTCGTAGTCAAACCAGAGGCGAATCTAATAATGGCTTTCTGTTCTTTGAACATGTGTTTCATGGAGTAAATTTCTGACATACATCCTAATGTGGTCTCGTAGTTCTCTACAGGGCTATCATCTAACATAGCTGCATATTGTTTCCATATGAACTCGTTTACACACTTGTAAGGTTCAATGAATTCCATTAGTTCTGTTGTGTCCTTCATTTTGTCTTCAAGTCTTTGCTTCATAGTAACCAACATGGAGTATTTCAAAATCGTCCCACCTAGCTTGCTCGTACCCAGCTTGGGGGCTTCGGCACTCGATACATTCGGTAAAGGAACACTTACACTGTCTGTTATATTCCTTAAACTTATCTTACTCACGTCAGCCGAATTTAGTTTGAGTGACAATGTGTTGTTATTATTGTTGTTTAGCAGCACTCCTCCAACTCCCTTTGAAGTCGTTTTGCTTCTATTATTCCTGATCATCTGGTTGTATGCGCTCATCAAAAGCTCTTCATTAAGGGCTGTCAATTGTTCATTGTTGTCTCCTTTAAATTCATTGTTGTCTCCTTTAAATTCATTGTTGTCTCCTTTAAATTCATTGTTGTCTCCTTCAAACAACATGTTAAGCAGGGATATATCGTCTTCACCTTGAATAAATTCTTCGATATTGAATTGTTTCGTGGTTTGTGCCAGTCGGGGAGGGCGAGTCTTTTGTTTGCGGCCCCCCACTGGTTTGATTTGTGTTTTACGAGGGCCTCGAGTTAGTTTTTTCGGAGCCGTGGTCGTAGTAGCTTTCCTCTCAGCAGCTCTGACACGATCCGGGGCTATTTCTAATATCTTGTTCTTTATTTCATTAGTATTTTCAGAGTTTATTTTCAATGTTTTCTTCAATACATCAAGTTCTTTTTTGCTTAACGAATTTAATCTCTTTTTCACATAAAATGCATCTAAAAGAACATTGTAAGCATCTTGTGATTTATTAACATAAAAAATCTCTTTTTCTAAAAATTTTGCACTTATCCTGGACCTCATTTTTGACATATACTTGTATTTCATTGCATCAAGTATTTCTCTTTCCTTATCACCTGTGAAAGAAAATTTTAAACCTTTATAATTAGAAAACTTGAATTTAGAAATATTTGTCATTCCAAATTGAAGCTTTTTTTCCATTTCGTTATCGTTATCATCAGATTTCGACTCAATTTGTATGTCATCTTTATCGATGTTTAAACTGCTGACAACTTCTAAATCTACTTTTCCAATGCCGTTGGGATTCTGAAACTTGAACTTGTTATTCACTGGCTTGTCACTATACATACTTGACAAAAGCGAATCGAAATCATAGAATTTAGGATTCTTGAAATAATTGAACATTTCTTTAGGAAAATAAACTTCCAATTTAGAAAGATCCAACACGTATTCATTAGGATAACTTTTCGTCAACTTATTCCTCAGTGTCTCAACCGCTCTTTGTACAAGCTGACTAAGAATGAACGACTTATTCAGGTTTTTAGGAGGAGGTGGAGGCAACTTAGCAATCACATTCTTCCTCCGCTGTCTTAGTTCGTTTTCTCGTTGTTTCTTGATTTGTATTTTCTTGGCTTCAGCTTGTCTCTGTTTTGCAGCTTTTGTGGCCTCTTTTGCAGCCTTTTTTGCAGCCTTTTTTGCAGCCTTTTTTGCAGATTTCACCTCGGCTATCACTTGAGCCTTTCTTGCTTTCACGTTTGCGGTAGTTGTTCCCTCTGGCATGATGATAATACCAGTGTTTTTCGTTATGGTTCTTCTTACTATATTCCTGGTTCGAGCCTTTTCGAACTGCTGTGGCGCGGTTGTTGGGTTCTTAATAAATATACTCATCAAAGAATCGTAGTTCAATGACCCTGATACCTTTCTACCACTCGGTGTCAAAGCGTTGACAACAAAATTATTAGTGTTATTGTTTTGTGTCAGTTTGTTCAATTTCAATAATGCTTCTCCGCCAAAAAGAGGTTGATCTTTAGTTGGAACTTTAAATATATATCCACTTGATGGTAGTGCCATACTTATCTAATGATACATAATATTTTTATATATTCGAAGGTAAGAAACTGCATTCTGTAAACGAATCGAGCTGACCACCCTTACGTGAAGTAAGAGTGGTCACTGACATCTTTTCGTACTCATCATCATAGTCCACACAACACACACGAATGTGTGGGTGATTGCCAAAGAGTTGTGCGAACCACCATGCGTCGCGTAGTCCAACACGAATCTCATCATCAGGCGGAAGAGCTAAAAGTGATGAACGAACGGATGCTTTGAAGATGGACGCAGCGGTATCATTGTTCAGCAAAGAATGAATGACGACCTTCGTGTCACTTCTGTCACCCTCACCTGCCTCGCCATGAGTTTGGATTGTGACCATGTATTCATCATCCAATGCCAATGGTTTAAGTGGCTCGAAAGACTGCTCGCCTTGTCGACAAACAGGACAAGTCCCATCACTGCACCGAATCCACTTGAGCAAGCATTGGCGATGGAACTGATGGTCACACGCAGGATGACTCACCACATCCGCACACTCAAGTGAACCGAAACATATGGGACATGTTTCAGACGGCTTAAACGGCAAAACTCGCTGCCGTTTCTCTCGCCGTTGACCATCGCCTCGTTGATGACCATCGCTGTCCGTCGCCATCTGCGTTGGCAACTGAAACGACTCTCACAAACTGCGTAGGCAAGTGCAACTGACTCACAAACAATGATCGGCTGGCCGGAACTCAACCGACACTGCCGTCAATCACGACAAGCAGGGTGCTGGAGAAGTTGGTCCCACAGAATGGTAGCGCGACACGAACAGAGAACGCGGGAATCTTTCGGTCCGGTTTGAGCTGGGTACACATGTGTAACCCATACCAAATTCAGGTGCTCATCACGCAGTGAATCTTATCCAACTGCTCCTTGTACCGCCTGCCACCATCCTCCCCACCAACACTCGCCTTGACCCTATCCTGGTGGTCCAAGAACTGTAACCCAACCCGAGTCTCCTCGTCCGCCTCCGCCTCCAAATGACCAGAATTATCATCGTATAGCTGCTCCAGCACCTCCCCTTTCGCCTTGTTCTCCCACTCCTTCTCCTCGCCTTCACCCGGTACCACCACCTGGTAGATCGCTCGCTTCTGATTGGGGATCCTTAAGTTCTGGTTCACACCTCCAGGGGCCCGACGGTGCTTCAGCTTGATGAACTGGGGCACTGCAGTAGCTGGGTCGGCCAGTAACGCCTGGATCTGTTCGTGTGAGATGTGCTCAATCGACTCCTTACCAAACACGTTAATGTGCTGCTCCACCACATACCTATTTGTCGTATTGTTATTGGTCACCGTACGGGGTTTCTTAGTTGCCTTGATCAGCTCCTCGATCTGACGATCCTTGGCTGCTAGTTGTTCATCCTTGGCTTCTAACTGTCTCGAAAGTAACTGTTTGTCATCTTGTAAAGTCGAGATCAATACATCTTTATTGTCAGAGTACTTTTGAAAAGCGCAAGTCTTCTTATGTTTAGACCAACTGGCCATCCATATGGTATTGAAACCGCAATCGCAAGTCCGTGGTTCTTTATATTGTGATGGCATATATATCAATATAGTAAATATTATCTTTAATACAAAGCTAGATCTAGGCTAGATCTAGCCTAGATCTAGCCTAAATCTAGGCTTCTTATACTCCTCATATACATTAAGGAGGACGTCTCCTTACCAAAATACACTATAATATAACCTTTATAAAATATCGCGAAGAAAAGAAGGGGGGGGGGGGGGGGGGCAAGAGAAAATTGAAAAACTTTTATAAGAAAAAATATTTTTCTAGTAATGGTTTTTTTGTCAAAAAATATTTTTACCAAAAATACTTTTGGAAAAAAATGGAACCACCCACCCTCACCCTGGCGGTCGCAGCTGGGCGTAGGCGCTATTATCCGACCGGTACTCGGGTGCAATTGGAATGAACACCCTTGGCTCGCCCGATCGCGCAGCCTCGATCGATTTCGTCAGCCAGCCTTGCCAGCCGTTTAAGTCGTTCCACACGTCCTCCTGGAGCACCCGCACGACCGAGAGCCCCTTGGCGATCGCCCACTCCTCCTTGGCCAGGTCGCGCTCGCATCCCTCGTCGGTGTAGTAATCGCAGCGTTCCCAGAAGTGCTGTGCACCGTCCAGCTCGATGATGACCTCGAACCCGTCTGAGAAACGCAAATGGAAGTCGAAGTGGGTCCGTCCTGGACCACGGTATTTACCATGGTCAATGATAAGGTCCAGGAAGCGCTTCTTCAACCACTCGTGCAGCTTGTTTTCGGTCTTGTTGCGACAATTGCACATAATACCGTTGCCTTGTTGCAGTGAGTTCAATTGCGACGATGCGGATATGTCGCACCGCGTGCAATGGCATTCTATCATTGTTTGTGCGCGATTCCCTTTTGCAATCGAGGCAGCGACAGAGGTATAAAAGGCCTCTTTGCACGGCGGTGTGAGGGGGTTGTCCGCGCGGTGGAAGGCAGCAAAGCAACCGAGCCGCTTGCATATGACCGGGTCGATCATCTTATCGTAATATCGAGGGTGGAGCCATGACATTTTTCCAGAACAGAAGCACGCTATGCCTTTTTTTTGGAGGTTGTTGATCGTCGACGCTGCAGTTGTGTTGCATCGAACACAGTGGCATTCTAGCATCGCTTGGCTTCGATCCTTTGCCTTACCCATAGACACAATGGCAGAATAGAAAACATCCCTAGAGGGTGGAGTGAGGCAAGCGTCCTTGTGATGGAAAGCCTTATACCACCCGAGTCGATTGCACACGACCGGGTCGATCATCTTGTCGTAATACAGAGGGTCGTCCAGTGGCATATGTTTAGAGCAGAAGCATGGCACCCCCTGACCCGAACGAAGATCATGCAGTGTCGATGACGCGGTCGTGTCGCATCGTGCGCAGTGGCAATCTAGCATCACATTGCTTCGACACTCTCCCTCTGCGACCAATGCAATCGCGGAATAGAATGCCTCCTTAGGAGGCGGTGTGAGGGGGTTGTCCGCACGGTGAAAGGCAGCGAAGCACCCTAATCGATGACACACAACTGGATCGACCATCTTGTCGTAATACTGGGGGTCGTCAAGTGACATCTTTCCAGAGCAGAAGCATGCCACATGCTTGCCTGCGCGCAAATTCATAAGCATCCCGGACACAGCTGTGTCACACAATCGATGCCTTATTGGTGGTCGCGAGGATGACGTGTACTTCCATCTTTTCCACTCCTTCTCCGTCATCTCCTCTCCGGTGGCTTCGTTCCAAAGCACGTACTCGCCCTCGGCACCCAGGCACGAGAGGAGGAGGCACGTGGTGGAAAAGCCCTTGGCAGATTTCCAGTCCACGGGGCCATTGAACTGAGGCACGAGGCGTTTGCCGCCCTTGACCTTCTTGACTTTGAACCACTGCTTGTCGTCGACGTCTTGGACCATGCCATTTTCCTCGTTGGTGAGTCTGCGCCTCGCCTTGCTGCGAGGGTAGCCCTCGGAGTCGAGGTCCTCGGGGTCGCAACTACCACACTGGATGGCGCGGTCGAAGCAGTGTTCGTTCGGGCACTTGCAGAAGCGCTTCGACATTGATCCGCAAGGACGCGCGGGAAGCTTTTAAAATGGATACGGTTGGGTTTGAGGCGGTTTGGTTTGGGGTACACATGTGTGACCCTATGGATCAGAGAGGGAGGCTCCCCCCATGGCCTGTTTGGTTCTTGATTCTTCTCTAAAGTTAAGGAAAGAAAGAAGAAGATAGGACATGGGGAGGGGGCGGAGGGGCGGTCATTGAGTGGGGTACACATGTGTACCCCACTCAAACCCAACCGCCTCAAATCCGATCGCCTCAAACCCAACCGCCTCAAAAGCATCCCGCTTGGAATTCCCGCCTCGAGAGGTCCAGTCGCAACACCATGTTGCGCACGTGGCGACCATGCTTGCACGCAACAGGCGGGAAAGGAGTGTGCCTGAGCAACCACCAGAAGGACGTGGAAAAACTCTCCGACACGCGCAAGAAGCAGGGGTGGAAGATGCCCCAACGAGTCGCCGATGTCATCGACACACCTCAGCTTGAGCAACGTACACCAGAATGGCATGCGGCACGCAAAGAGTGCTACATCACTGGTTCAATGGTGGACACACTACTCAACAACAATCCGTGGAGTACCTATTACCAAGAGGTCAATTTTGAGGCTGGTGTGAAGCCAGACTGGAGGGTGGAGAAGAAGAAGGACGGCGACAAGTACCACAACCCATACAAGCCAGATCTTAACCTAGATGAGAAGCACCTTCCAAAGCTCTATACCCCCTTGCCTGATTCATTGGTGTACGTCATTTTGGATATCGAGCATTCTGAGGGTTGCTATGATGGCATTGAGATTATTCAGCTCGCCGCAAAGTTGGCAGATATCAACGGTCAGGATCTTGCGGTAGGTCCGTTCAATGAGTTGGTAAAAACTCTTCGGCCCATTGTGGATCGGTGTGGACACAACATCACGGAGAAGGATCTTGAAGGCAAAGACACGTTTGACAAGGTGGGACAGCGTTTCATTGATTGGATTGATCGCGCTGCTTGTCGGTTTGACACTGTTGTGTTCGTGGCGTACAATGGATTCACCTGCGACTTTCGTTTTTTAGCGCGTGAATTTGAGCGCAATCATCTAGTCCTACCTAAGCATTATCATTATCTTTGCATGGATCCGCTCAAATTTGTCAAGAAGGAGATTGGTGGATTCTTCAAAGGCGTGCCACGACAGACCGAGGCTGGAAAGCCTTGCTTGAAGTTGAAGGATGTGACGACTTTCATTTTGGAGAATCGCGAACTCTACCGAGAGGATCGCGAGCGCTACGAGGTGGGAGATGTCTTATTTGAGCAATTGTGTGGAACGGCACATGATGCAATGGCAGATGTGAAGGCATTGCACATCATCCTCACTGACCCAACCGTGTGGGATGAACGAAAGGGCATCACATTCGACAACTTCACTCACTATGCAGTCGACTTTGTTAATTATCAGCTTAACTTTGCGGTCACCTCACCGATTGATGACGACAACAAGGCCATCAATCACGGCACCAAGTGGGAGGAGGAGGCACGCGAGAAGTACATGGAGAAGGAATATAAAAGCAAGGGGGTCGACTGCTTATATATCGAGATCGGATTCGTCAAACACCCCGATCCTCATTACAGATACATGGGTGCGTCACCAGATGGACTCCTTCTCTTCAAGGATCGTGCACCAATTCTTCTCGAAATCAAGTGTCCATACAGCGTCTTCAAATCGCGTGGAAAACTTGAGCGCTCCAATCTGAACAAATACCGTGGTCAGATGCAACTGCAGATGCACGTGATGGGTGTCCACGAGTGTCATTTCGTACAGTACAATCCTGGTACGGGCGAACTAATCTCTGATGTGGTCTTCATTGCTCCAGACTTCATGAAGAAACGCATCTTCCCTCAATTCGTGGCTGATGTTGAAGATCGCAAGAAGGATCTGAAGGAAGACGTGGTCCCGCCAGAGGAAGACGAGGAAGACGTGATGGTCCCTCCACCAAAGCGCAAGAAGAGCACGAAGCGTAAGGTCATCGAAGAATCGGATGATGACGACCCGTGGATGGAAAAGGCTCTTGTGAAGACCATGCCACAGGGGAGGCCCTGTGTGTGATAAGTTCGCTTACACAAGAAGCCTGCGAAACTCCCCCAACAATACTGGATTGCTTGTGCTATGATCAGATAGAACTTTCCTTGCACGCGCTTGGTACCCAGAGTAAAATTCCGGCTTGCAAAATTCGGTTGAGACTGTTTCTAATTGCTCCACGGCCGCATGTAAACTGAATTCTGGATAGAAGAAACCACCATTCTGAATACTGGGTGAATTATGAATAATAGGATATCCAAGATGGAGTGCTTCCAAGGACATGTAGTTTTGATCATTGTATATCTGATGCCCAATGAGTACAGGATTGAGCTTCTTGTCTTTCATCTGTTTCATAATCTCAGGAAAAGCCATACGCGGATAGAACTCGACTTTTTCATCCCTGACAATACTTAGAAAAGAAACATAATCTTTGAATGATTTGTGTTCTAGAAGCTGCCTGGCGCAAAATATGAAACATTTCTGAAGTCTTTCAGGATGTTTGCGATAGAAAGCATCCATTATAAGCAAAGGACACTGACAAGTCTTCGTAACGTTTAAATTAGGTTCAAAACAACACAAAGTAAGTGGAGCAGTATAGTTCGAATGGTCACAAGATATTTCAATTTTATTCTCTAACAAGTATGTGCTCAAAAGTGAAGGGGACCAGCCGTAAGGCATCAATTTACATGGTTTGTTTGTCAATAATTCATAGTAGTCTTTCGCAAAATGGTGCATTGAAAATACCCATGCTTCCGAAAACCAGGAATTGAAAAGTAACCTCACAACATTATGTTTGTTGAAGACAATATCTTCTGTATTAAAAATACAATGATTTCCACAATGAAATTGAACAACTTTCTTTCCAAGGAGTCTCTCTTTCAGTTTTCCCGAAAGAGCTGAAGTATCCTCTACTATGTGACATATCATGATAAATGTAGTTATGTCTGATAAATCAGCATCATCAATTAGTTGTAACTGAGTGTCATTGAATTTATCGGACCTCTCTATGCCACAGAGATCTTGCTTTCCCTTGTGACTGTAGACAACATAAGACACACCTAAGGCTTGTAACATTTCAATCACAAATTGAGGTTGTTGCTCAGATCCATTCACAAACTGAGCAGCATTATTTATGAGAATTCCTACTTTCATTTACTGTAGGTCTATCTAAAAATATTACAAAAATTTACGCAAGTATAGCATTACGCCAAAATAACACTTCCTCAGGTTCATACCGAAATTCTATACCATTTGCTCGTCCTCGACCAGTCCATTCTTTTTGCGAATTCTACCAAAGTTTGACACTTGCAATAAAAAGTAGGGGAATGATGGTATGTTCTCCCCTCCTGAATCCAACTTCACTCGTTTAATCGTTGACTTTTTGGGCAACACAGAACAAAAGCCGGCCAAGAGAGGCCACCGTGTATGAGAGGATCATTGGGAAGTCGGATTTGAGGTAGATGTCTACAGTGCTGCAGAGGACATTGGCTTTCGAAAAGAGGTTCAAGTATTTGAGTGAGTATCTCGATTTGATTTCCATCTCTCTGGCACTTTCTGTTGCGTTTGCAAAATACAGCCCATTGTCCTTCTCTCCGAGTTCCACCTGTTGTTTTGCGAAATCACCCTCGGCCCTCAGTATGAGTTTTTTGTCACGACTTATGACTTCGATCGTCTCTGATAACACGGACAAGTCTCTACAGACGCGCTGCAGATCCAGGCTCGGCATGGTCAAAACGACATCGAATGACGTGACTGGTATTTCTAACTTTACTTCGTCAATGTCCAACAAATTCAATTCGAAATTAGATTTCATTGCTTTGTCGAAATTTTCTATGTTCATCATCATAATATTAGAGTTCTTTTCACTTACCTGTATGATCAAAGTGTCACTCTGACCTATACTCTTCAATAGTCGAAACATGTTCCCAACATTAATGCCAGCAACAAATCTATGCTTGCAATAATACTCTTCAAAACTCGTGGAGTTCAACTTTACCGAAACTATCACGTTATTATTATTATCCATCTGTAAGCACTTGATGCCATTTGCATCAAAAACTAAATTGCAATCATGCAGAACGTCTTTCAGTGTCTCAAACATATTTCTTATAGCAGAACATTGAACAGTTTTGATACAGATGATGTTACCAGAGTCCATTTTAAAATCATAATAAAGTTTACTTTAATATGAATTTTTCTGCCATTAATTTTCCACTTTCAATGTACTCCTCAGATAGGAAGTGCTTATGAATTGATGGAGCAAAATGTATTCTGCTGACACCATGAATGGGTTCCTTTTTTTTCATCATTCCTAAAAAACAACACATTGAAAACTTTAATAATTCATCAATCAACATTAATTCAGTGTTTATTTGAAATCCTATGTTTATTGAATTCTTCTCAGAAGCAATATGCAAAATACTCTCGTCATCAATTATATCAAGTCCCTCAACCCAATTAGAAAAGCCACCGTCACAATTCAAACAACCATCAATTTCAATAGGTGGAAACATTATGGGCAAAGATGCAGATGCTAAACAAGCCTTCCAAATCACCACATCCGGGGTGTGCGTTCCGTATGTTTTCAAAGAAAATTCATAGTTGTCGTACTTCGAGCAACAGATAGTCCATTCAAAATTAGGATTCATTTCATTGAGGTCTTTGAACGTCATATTGTACATACATTCAAAGTCTGTAGACACCAAGTTGTCCAGAAACTCAAACGATAAAACAGACTTTTGATCGATATTAGATAACACATTTTCACACTCTTCTACGATTTTTGAAAAAATGTATGACACATCTTTGTTCTTATCTTTCATCTTGAGAATAAAGTACATTATTGCCATGCTACCTGCCGAAGATGTGATCAATGGAACACTGAAAGATTCAAAATCTTCAAACCATTTCAACATTTCAAAAAGTCCAACGTAGTGTCCAAACATTGGATGTCCTCCCCCGTGTAGGGCCAATTTTCGATAATCTTTGCCATCAAAGTGTATCATTATTGATGTAAATTTTCAAAATTGTTTGTATATTTTACACGCCTACCAAACAAACGTTTTTTACTAGTTCTTATATGTGAAAAGTACTCGTGGGGATATTTTAAATACAAATCATCAAACCCAGGCACCAATACTGTTGCCACTTTCCATCGAGTGAAATCTTCCTTCAACGCAACAGACACCATACAACGTGGCGATCTTAATATATTTAATGAAAGAGTCTTGAAGAAAATAGCAAAAAGCTGCTCTGGGTTGTGATGCCTTTCAATATATTTCTCGACAAAATCTATGTTTTGCATCCACCATTTCACAATACACAAATACGTTTCTATTATGGAACTATCTACAACGTGATGGCGGTCTGTTATGCCCCACCAGTCTTCACCTAAAGGTATATCAATATCAGCATCGGTAAGCTGGGGATGATCGAAAAAATACATATGATCCGACCTAGTGATTATTATTTTATCGTACTGCTTTAACACCGACAGCTTTGTAAGTAACATATCTCTAAGAATCATGATAAGCGTGCCCGACCCTTTCAACAATTGACCATCCAACACCACGCCTCCCCATAAACTCTCATACGATGTACGCTTAGCACTATTATGCCACGCATTTTCATGCAGGCCACACTCTCGACAGATTCGTTGGAGCTCCGTTGTCCAGTCCGGGTCATCAAAGCTCCAGTCATACTTAGCTACTTCGTGCAGTATTGTTTTCTCCGTTCTGCTTGTGAAGAGAGCTAGATCCGCGTTTAGTGGTTGCAAAACGTGTTTTATCAATGAATTCCACGCATCCACACCGCCGCGAATAGTTCCAATCACTACTACAATTACTTTTGGTTTTTCGTCCATTCTAAAATTTAAAAACACTTAAAAGAAGCAAATTCATCCACAAAACAAACAAAAAATGGTCAAAGTCACCAAAACTACCAAAACTACCACCAAACCGCAAGTCTCCTCCCTGGGCCGATTCAAATCCTCCAGAGGCGTGGTCTCCACCCCCAAACCCGAAAAAAGCGGTTACGTTCGCGTCTTTTGCAACCGCAAAAACCACCGAATCCACGTGCTCATGGCGATCGCCTTCGGCCTCCCCAAGCGGGACGACCAGGACACCGTGGACCACATCGACAACAACCCGTCCAACAACAGCCTGGAGAACCTGCGCTGGGCGAATCAGGGCGAGCAGA